AACTAAAAAGATGGAAGAATTAGGTAAGCAAACAGGCAACACTATTACAGGTTTAGGAGTATTGCTTAAAACTTTAGGTGATATACCTGGTATTGGTTTAATAGGAAAAGCCTTTTATGAAACAAGCGCATTAGGATTATTGGCTAGGCTTGGTAAAGAAAACAGACCAACAAGAGAATTGCCAGCTAACGAACAACGCAGCGCAGGCCGTATATCTAGTCAGCAATTTAGAATAGAAATTAGACAGAAAAAAGAATTAGACAGACTAAGAGCGTTAGAACTAGCATCATTAAAAAAGAAAACTGCCGTAGATCAATTACGAGACAAGTTTGATGTAGAGCGCATAGGGTTAGCGGCTGCACTAAACGCTGCAACCGATGAAGAAACTAAGTTACGCATTAAAGCACAATTAGCCATATTAGACAACAATGATGCTTTGGCAAAAAAGATATTAGAAGAAATGAAAGCGGCAGAAGCGGCCAAGGCTTTAGCAGACGCAGCCAATAAAGCAGCGATGGCTTTAGGCACATTTGATCCTGCTAGATTTAGGATGGGTGAGAACAAAGATTTAGGAAATGACACGGCACAATTATTAGCAGCTTTAGCAGCCATGGCAGGTCTATCCGCTGGCATGTTACCTAAAGGCTTAACGGGTGGCACTACTAAGGCCGCTGAGACTTTATCTTATGGTCAAAGTTATTCAGATATATCACAAGGCACGTTAGGTGGTTCAGTATTTGATCCATCATTTGTAAGACGTGGTGAGTCAAAAGACTTGACAATAACTGTAGATGTATCACAAACTGGCGATAGATTTGCAGCACTAATAGCAGAAAGTTTACAGATAGCCCAGAAGTCTGGTATCTCGTATGGTATTGCTGGCGGCTTGTAATGCCAATACCTGTAATAAATGCTGTAATTAACTTTAGTACTGGGCCGAGTTTTGCTCAGGCCATGATATTAGATACAGGCATATTAGGCACAAACGTATTAGCAGATAGCGCAGCTGTAATTGTAGACGTATCAAATCAGATCAATCGCATAGAGACTAACCGAGGGCGTAACGCATTTATTGATGAGTTTCAGACTGGCACACTTACTTTACGTATAGTAGATCAAAATGGCGATTTTAACCCTCAAAATGTTACTGGCCCGTATTTTAATTTATTAACACCTATGAAGAAAGTGCAGATTACTGCAACTTATAGCGGGGTTACCTATCCTATATTTTCAGGATTTATAACAAGTTATGTAACTACATACCCAGACGATTCTGGTGAAGATCTAGCCATGACAACTATACAAGCTGTAGACGCATTTAGATTAGCGCAGAATGCACAAATCAGTACGGTTACAGGTGCTACTGCAGGCGATTTATCAGGCACACGTGTAAACGAAATATTAGATCAAATCTCATGGCCTGCCACTATGCGTGACGTAGATACAGGTCTTACTACTATGCAGGCAGATCCAGGCACTAACCGCACAGCACTACAAGCTTTAACTACTGTGGCCAATTCAGAGTATGGTGCTTTATATGTAGATGCTAGTGGGTCGTTTGTATTCCAAGACAGAGCCGTTACGGCTGGATCTATTGGCGGCACACCTACAATCTTTGCAGATAATGGCACTGGTATAACCTATTTTGACGCTAGTTGGATTCTTAATGATGTATTGGTATTTAATAAAGCCACAATTACTAGGGCTGGTGGCACTGCACAGGTAGCCTTAAATCAAGCCAGCATAGATAAATACTTTTTACACAGCTACTTTTTAGACAACCTACTTATGCAGACCGATGCCGTAGCCCTAGATTATGCCCAGGCCTATGTCGCGAGCCGCGCAGAGACAACTATTCGAGTGGATTCCATAGTGCTTGACTTATACACAAACAATTACAACACAGGCATAATCGCAGCCCTAGACCTAGACTTCTTTGATCCGATCAAGGTAATTACTACACAGCCTGGCGGATCTACCCTAGAAAAAACATTACAGATTTTCGGTGTACGCATGAATATATCACCGAATAGTTGGCGCACCACGTTCACGACATTAGAGCCAGTCATAGACGCATTTATCCTAAATGATACGATTTATGGCACTTTAGACTATAATGTCCTAAGTTACTAGGGAGTATAAATGGCAGCAGGATTAGGTTTTAAGGACTTTGTTACAGGCGAGGTATTAACCGCCGCCGATGTAGATGGCTATCTAATGCAAGGTGTCTGGGTATTCGCCAGTGCCGCTGCTAGAGATGCAGCTGTGACCTCACCACAAGAAGGTAACTTTGCTTATCTTAAAGATACAAATGTAACCACATATTACACTGGCAGTGCTTGGGCTAATTTAGATACAACTGGCATGACTAATCCAATGACAACTACTGGCGATACAATTTATTCTTCAAGTGGTTCAACACCTGCCCGCCTCGGAATTGGTACGGCTGGACAGGTATTACAAGTTAATTCTGGGGCAACTGCACCAGAGTGGGCTACCCCTGCATCTGGTGGTGGTATGACTTTAATTAACTCAGGTGGAACCACATTAACTGGCGCAAGCGTTACAATTAGTTCTATTCCATCAACATATAAAAATTTACAATTAGTTATTGAAAATTACAAACCTGCAACTGATGGAACAGCATTAAGAGTGCGTGTTAATGGCGACTCGAATGCAAACAGACATTATTTTGCTGCAACTAATTCAACTTCAAATCAAGGCGACACAGTAACATTTGACCAAACAAGTTGGTTGGGTTCATATACTCAAGATAATGGAACTGCACAAGGTTTATCAATAATCGATATTTATGATTATGCAAATGCTGTTACTTGGAAATTAGCATTTATTACAAGTATTTCCAATGATGCAACAACAACAACAAGTTTAAGATATTATAATGCTGTTTTATCATACAATCAAACTACTGCAATCTCATCATTAGATTTGTTTCCCGCAAGCGGAAATTTTACATCTGGAACAGCTTATCTATACGGAGTTAAATAAAATGACAAATAAACCACAAATTAAAATAGTTAATTGCGAAACTGGTATTGAAACTATCAGAGATGCCACTACTGATGAAATATCACAGATTGCAAAAGATAAAGCAGAAAACGAAGCAAGACAAGCCGAAACCGAAGCAAAGGCTCAAGCCAAGGTAACAGCCGAAGGCAAGTTAGCCGCACTTGGTTTAACTACTGATGATTTAAGGGCTTTAGGTTTATAGCACAATCTTGAGGAAGTGTGGCAAATGAAACCATGGCTATGTGCAGCTGGTGTGCAGATGAGGGATCAAATTGATACCTGGTACCCAGATCGTCGCTCTACCAGTGATGGGTGGGTGGGCGATGCTCGTCATTCCGCCACAAAATCGGATCATAATCCAGATGCAACTGGGTGTGTACGAGCCATTGATGTTGATTCTCGCTTGGATTCATCCGAAGGGATCTCAATATATCTGGCTGACCAGATCAGAAAGTGTGCAAAGACCGATAAGCGCATATCTTACGTAATTCATAATGGCATGATCGCTAGCAAGATACTTAATTTTAAGTGGCGTAAATACAAGGGTTTTAACAAGCACACAAAGCACATACATATTAGCTTTACAAAGTTAGGCGATAAAGATAGCAAGCCGTTTGATATACCACTACTAGGAGGTAACATATGAAAATAAGCAATAAGCAGAAAGCAATACTTAAATCATACTTTAGGAGTGTGCTTGTATCATTCTTAACATTCTTAGCAAGTAATGAGTTAGGACTAGATCCAGTTATATCAGTAGTAGTGGCCGCACTTGCAGGCCCAGCAGCTAGGGCTTTAGATAAATCCGATAGTGCTTATGGCCTCGGTGCAGATGAATTATGACCCCTACAGAATGGGCTGGCTTTGGCGCTGGCGTTATAGCTGTGCTGTCAGGCGGTCTAATCGGATTACGTTTTTTAGTTAAAGGCTGGCTTAACGAATTACGTCCTAATGGTGGCTCAAGCATGAAGGATCAGTTAACAAGATTAGAACAGCGTGTCGATGATCTTTATTCTCTAATAGTTAAGCGACAATAGTAGTATGGCTGATACAAGGCGTAAGCGTAAGAAGATAAATAAGCGCATTGTGCGCAAATCACCTGAGCCATTATCTAAACTAGATCAGCATTATATTGCTATGAATGAGATCTATAAGGCTGCACGTAAGGCTGGTTTTAGCGAGAGCTGTA